TAAATTCTTTAGTAATAGGTCGTTTTGAGTTGTATAACTAGAGTTGTTCATTATTTAAGTTTTCAAATAATTTATTTAAGTAGTAATTATATGAATATTTATATTTTATTTAATTTAACGAATTTAATATCTTCTTTAATATTATAAGTATGTCAACTTTTATGGATAAATATTTTGGTCCTTTACCAAGAGAATATTGCGTTTATTTCTATTTTTTATCTATTATTTTTGGATTAATTTTTGCATCCAGTGCACTTTCTATAGCATATTTTATGATAATGCATTTTAAGAAAGTAAATACTATGTTTGTTATTAATTCATTAATGCTATTATTTAATACATTTTTGGCTTATATTGCCAATAGATTATTGCATACTATGTGTGTAAAAAGTATCTAAATATATACATTATTATGCCATATACTATAAAAAATATAGTATATGGCATACGCTGAACATTCTAACAAATGAATCAACAATTTTATGTTTGTTGTTCCTCTTTATTCGTGTCTGTAGCTCTTCCTTGTGTAGTATTTATTGGTTTCAAAAACATATCACGAGTCACTATATCATTAACATAACTAGTTTGTAAAAATGGATTAACTCCTCTTTGTGATAACATTTCACGATCTGCCATTTTTGTATCTATATCTTCACGTCTGGTTCCAATAGAGTTTTGATTTCTTGAAAACGTTGAGTTAGTAATATTAATTAAATCTGAATCTTGATTTAAAATTGATTCTTGGTTAAAAAACGATTCATCTGCTAAAGATTGATTTATTGCATTTTGTTGAGAATCGTACTCATAACTAGGATCTGTAGTCGAATGTTCTTTGTTTTCTTGTCTAGCGCTCTTATAATAAGGCTCTCCTGTACTCCATTTCCATGTTTTCATTATTATAATATATATTTTTTTAAATATTGGCTCAAAGAACTCAATAAGCAATTTAGTGATTTAAATAATTAGGGATTTAGGTCAAAACACATAGAATTACAACAATTACATTTTGAAATGAATATAGAAGAATATTAAATGCCTTCTCTAACTATAACCATATTTTTAGTAAACATAAATGCATCTTTGTTAGTTCTTCGTCTTTTTAAATTACATTCTAAGCAAGCAATAACTAAGTTACCACTATTATGACCAATATCATTATTAATTCTATCAAGAGTCCACTGTTTCGTTTCACGAACTCTTTCATATAAAATAAATACTTCTTCGGAACAATAAATACATTTCATTTCACATTTTGTTAACAGATCAATTACTTCTTCAAATTTAACTAAATTTTGTTCATCTAATTTTTTCTTAAAAACATCTTGTTGTTTGTATCCACATATTTTTGTTTTAATGTGAGATGTTAACATTGAATTATATTTATCCTTTTCTAATGTATTGTCTAGTATATTTTGTATAATATTAATTTGAGTTTGATGAGATAATTCATCTTCATTTAATCCCCAAGTTTTTGTCTCAACTCTCATTTTTTTCTCTTTTTCATAATTTATTCTTTTTATATTTTTATTTTTTTGTTGTTCATCGATAATAATAATTTTTTTAATATTACTTTGTTCAGTATTATTTTCTATATTACTAATCATTCTTATAGCCTATATGAACAAAAAATACTTTATAATAAAACCAATATAGAAATTAATTTCTATATAAATGATTTAATATTATATAGAAAACTGAGTTAAACTCTATTTAACATATAATAATATAAATGAGCAAAGAAACTCAACACAGTGATTGTAACGAATTAAAAACATTAAAATATAAATCTATGATTTTAAATGGTGTTCCATGGCCAGAAACTAAATCATCAACCAATCTTGCTAATTTAGATAAATTTCTTGAAAATGAAAAAATAACTAATTCTAATGAGCCTTGGAGCAAATTAGATAAAACCGCTAAAATTAAAAAGTTATCTATTTTTGCTGAAAATTACAAAAATAATAATAATTTATCTGAAGTTGAATATCAAGAGTTGATTTCTTTTTTTAGAGATTGTTTGGATAAAAAGAAGTTACAAAGAGTTAAAGATGTTAATTATAATAAAGAAACTGGAGAAATAAAGGATATACCAGCATTATATTTTAATAAACCAATACATCATTTTACATTGAAAAATCTTGACAAGAGAGTTTCTACTTTGAGAGGTCTTGCTCCTAAGAAAAAACAGGGCACTGCTAAAAATATTAAGAGCAATGATTCTGACTCTGAAAATGATTAGAATTATAACATATTTATTATTATTTTAATAATAAAATTGATTTTATTATATAATATAAAAACAATTTTATATATAGTATAATGACAGAGCTAATAGATATAATAGATCAAATTGTTCCAGAGGAAGACCCTAAATTCTTTAATGATGAAGAATCATTAGAAATATATCAAACGTGTCTTCATCTAATGGACGAATTTATGAAAGACAATCCAAAAACAATTTCAGAACCAGATTTTGATGAAATGTTTGATGAAGATATCCAAGAATTAATGCATTCTCATTTTGACTTTGATATATTTTATACAGAAGAAGCGCAAGATGAAATGGAAGAAATTATAGAAAAATCAAAAAATGATTTCTTTAAAGAGCACATACCTCCAAGATCTTATCCGGATACTATTATTTTGGAGGAACCTGATCACGAATATGTTAAAGAGCAATTGGAAATTCTAAGAAATAAACCTCAACCAGCTCAAAGAACAAAAGAGTGGTATGAGTTTCGTCATAATTTAATAACGGCTTCGAATGCATATAAAGCATTCGAAAATTTAACTACACAAAATCAACTTATTTATGAAAAATGTCAGCCATTAAATCAGAGTTTGTATATAGATGGAGATGAAAATAATAATGAAGATACAAATAATATAAATGATACAAAGGATAAAAATGATACAAAGGATAAAAATGATATAAAAGAAGTTACTATGGTAAATACTAATACGACTTTACATTGGGGGCAAAAATATGAGCCTCTCTCAGTAAAAATTTATGAACATACCTATAATACAAAAATAGAAGATTTTGGTTGTATACAACACGAAACTTATATGTTTCTAGGAGCTTCTCCTGATGGAATTAATGCTGATACAGAATCTAAACGATATGGTCGTATGTTAGAAATTAAAAATATTGTTAATCGTGAAATTAATGGAATTCCAAAGAAAGAGTATTGGATTCAAATGCAACTTCAAATGGAAGTTTGTGATCTTGACGAATGCGACTTTTTAGAAACCAAATTTACTGAATATCCAGATTATTCATCTTATGTATCGGATACAGTTGATGAATTGTATGAAGATGAAGCTGGGATTGAATTTGAGAATATGTCTTTATCAAAAGATAATAAAAATAAAGGACTGATTATTTACTTTCATACAAAAGAAGGTAAACCATTTTATCTATATAAACCATTAGATATAATTCACCCAGTTGATATTACAGAATGGCTAGAAAATACAGTTGATTATTATCAATATAATCCAGAATTTAAATATACATATATGAAAACTATTTATTGGAAATTAGAACACGTTAGCTGTGTTTTAGTTTGTAGAAATAGACAATGGTTTAAAGATAATATTAATGATCTACAAGAGCTATGGTCTATAATTGAAAATGAAAGAGTTAGCGGTTATGAACATAGAGCTCCCAATCGCAAACAAAAAAAGGAAAACGTTATTGATCTAACAACTAAATCATCTGGGGGGTGTCTATTACAATTTAATAAGGAAACCGGAAAAATTACTGTTATAAAACACGGAAATGAAGAAACAAATAGCCAAAAAATTGATGTAATTGATGATATAGATTTTAAATTTTAATATTTATTTCTCTTAGTTTGTCTTCTTTTTGATTTATATTTCTTATTTGTTTTTTTTCTCTTATTCTTTTTATTTCTTCTATTCTTATAATGTATTTTACCAGCGCTTTGATAATTAGCATATCCAGATAGTTTACTTGCAATTTCTTTAATAAATTCAACATCTTCAAAATCTATGTCATTATTTAATTCTTCAATTTTTGTTATACTACTTTTTATTAGTTCTAATTTTGTATTCAATTCATCAATTATATCTTGTTTAATAGATACTAAACGTGTTTCTTTGTATAGTTGTCTTTCTTTAATAGCCTTTATATTGTATAATATTCCTAATACTTTTCGTATTCTTACATCAGTAAAAAAACATATTTTTGGTTTCGTATACCCAGGATTAACTTTATTTACAATATCTATTATATTTTGCTTTTCTTGAGATATATTATCAGGATTAAAATTTTTTTCCATTGCAATATTACTATCTAAATGAAAACAATTTGAACTATTTCCTGATAACAAAATATTAGGGACGAATCCGAATTTTGAATATAAACACAATCCTCCTGTATTAGTGAAACCTCCACTAACTTCTAATAGCCCCTTATGTAAAATTTCTGTTCCAAAAAAATCTTTTGATAGATCTGTAGGGAATTTAATTTCTTCTTTAGCTTTGTATGATGTTTTAATTGGATGACATAAAATGGTATATAAATATAATCCCACTAAAATAGATCCTCCGTTTGTTCTCTCTTTTGAACAAATCAAATTTAAACAATATGCATTTTCATATTTAGGACATTCTCTTCTTTGTGACACAATAATTGCTAATATATATTTTTCCACACTTTGAGATGTTAGTGTTGTGTCAACTAAGAATGCTATATCATAATCCTCGTATGGTTGTAATTTTGTGGATCTTTGTAATACTTCTTCTAAATATTTATTACCAACTCCATCTAAATATGATACCTCTTCTCCTAAAATAGATTTTTCAGTTATTGTTTTAGAACACATTGATTCATTTTTTAATTTTAATATTTCTAATTTTATGTAATAAGGATTATCAAATTTTGGATCGGGAATTTTTGATTGAATAAATGTTATAAATTGATCCATATTTAATATAACATAATTGCTTGGTTTATTTGTAATTAATGTGTTAAATTGTTCAACAATAGTATATGTAAAAAAAGTACTTAAAACTTTAATAATCTGTGGTGCTGTATTTGTTAGAAGTGGATTTTGAATTGGATTTTGAATTGGGGGTGATATTGTTGAAGATGGTTTAAATCCTCTAATTAAAGGTTTTTTAGTTACTTTTAATCTTTTATTATCTGGATTATCTGGATTATCATCTTCATAAAAAATATCTTCTTTGTCGTATTCTTCTTTGTCGTATTCTTCTTTGTCGTATTCTTCTTTGTCGTATTCTTCTTTGTCGTATTCTTCTTCATCACTATCAGTTTTTATTGGTTTTTTTTTGGACATTTGTTATATATATAATTAGTATAAAATGTTTTCATTTGTAGGAATTGAATAATATAATTGGTTTGGTTCTGTTCTAAAATATCCAACTCTTGCACCAGAACCCTCATCTGCTTGAGGTAATGGATAAATTTCATTTGATTTACTTTTAATATTATGATATAGAGCCCCACAAAATTCTGGTCTTGAACACGTTCCATTATCTGGATTATATCTATAACGTAAGTTGTTAGTTTGTTGTTTAAATGATGGTAATGAAAATATTGGATAATGCCACCATATAGTGCTAGCGCTATCATTTGAAACTTCATTTTTTCCTATAAGTGGATAATCATTTAATATTGCTTGATCTACTGATAAAGGATAATCACCTTCAACTCTCGCAAAATATCTTGATTTGAATCCTTCTATTCTTCTTATTAAAGGAGCTAAATATAGAGATACTGCTATTATTAATATTAAAAAAATAAAACTGCCTATAAAAGTATTTGACATTATATAATATACGGCGATATAATTTGTTTTGTTTTGTAATATTTTTATACTATTTAAATTATAATCTTTATGAAAGTAACTTAAAATTAAATAAATATAATTTAGTATAAAATGGAGTCTAACGATATGCGTGTTATGAAAAGAAATGGTGAATTGGAAGAGATCGCGTTTGATAAAATTCTGACTAGAATTAAGAAACTGGGTCAAGAAGCAGGAATTCACATTAATTATCAGCAACTAGTTATGAAAGTAATTGATCAATTATATGATACAATATCTACCACAAAAATTGATGAATTAGCTGCTGAACAATGCGCATCTCTATCAACACTGCATCTTCATTATGGAACTCTTGCTGGACGCATTATTGTTTCTAATCATCAAAAAAATACTGATTCAGATTTTTCAACTGTTGTTAATCATTTATTCAACTTTCACGATATTCATAACAAGCATAACCCATTAGTATCTCAAGAATTATATACATTTGTTAGTAAATATTCATCTGAATTAAATAAAATGATTGTTTATGATAGAGATTATTTAATTGACTATTTTGGGTTTAAGACGTTAGAAAGAGCATATTTATTCAAAATAGGAAATAAGATAGTTGAAAGACCTCAACATATGTGGATGCGTGTAGCAATAGGAATTCATGGGGATTTATATAACGTAAAATCATTAGACCTCATTAAAGAAACGTATGACCTAATGTCTCTTAAATATTTTACACACGCTACTCCTACTCTTTTTAATGCTGGAACTCCAAGACCTCAACTGAGTTCGTGTTATTTAGTAGCAATGGAAGATGATAGCATTGACGGTATATTTAACACATTAAAGGATTGTGCCAAAATTTCTAAATATTCCGGCGGAATAGGTCTTCATATTCATAATATTAGAGCTAAAGGAAGCCATATTCAAGGAACAAATGGCAAAACTGATGGTATTGTTCCTATGTTACGAGTTTTTAATAATACTGCACGCTATGTAAATCAATCTGGAAAAAGGAATGGTTCATTTGCTATTTATCTAGAACCTTGGCACGCTGACATTTTTGACTTTTTAGAAATGCGTAAAAATCACGGTGATGAAGAGTTAAAAGGTCGTGATCTTTTTTATGCTCTTTGGATCTCAGATTTGTTTATGGAAAGAGTCAAAGAAAAGAACGGAAAATGGTCTCTGTTTTGTCCACACGAATGTCCCGGTTTAAGTGATGTATATGGAGAACAATTTAAACATCTTTATGAAAAATATGAACTAGACGGTAAGGCTAGAAAGACAATTAATGCAAGAGATTTATGGTTCTCAATTTTAGATGCTCAGATGGAAACTGGAACACCATATTTACTTTATAAAGATGCTTCAAATAAAAAATCAAATCAACAAAATCTTGGCACCATAAAGAGTTCAAATTTATGTGTTGCTCCAGAAACTCTTATACTTACAAACAAGGGTCACCTAGAAATTCAATCTCTAGAAAATCAAGATATAGATGTATGGAACGGTGAAGAATGGAGTAATGTTACAATTAAAAAAACAGGAAAAGATCAAGAGTTAATTGATGTATATACAGACGATGGTTCAAAATTAACGTGTACGCCATATCATAAGTTTTATATTCAAAATGATTATTCGTCAACCTCTATTAAGCAAGTTGATGCAGTTGATTTAAAACCAAATGATAAATTAATTAAATGTAGTTTTCCAGTAATTGATGGATTTGATCAATTCTTACATCCATATACACACGGATTTTTTTGTGGGGATGGAACTTATTCAAATATAAGCGAACATCCTGAACAAAATTGTAAATTTAAGTCATTAAATGGTCATTATTTTTGTAAAAGACATATTGATTACGAAACAGACCAGTATTTATTAAATACCGACATAAATTTGGAAATTGATATATGTTGCCAAGCAAAATCTTATGTAAAAAAACCAATGACTTATTTATATGGAGATAAAAAACAATTATTGAAACATATGTCTTATCGTTCTGTATCTGAAAATAATAATCGTATTGTATTACAACTACCTCTTGATATTGATGAAAAATTTAATATTCCCTCTTTTAATTGTTCAATAAAAGATAAATTAGATTGGTTTGCTGGTTATTGTGATGCGGATGGAACAATATCACGAAATGGAGATAATGAACAATTACAAGTAACTTCTATAAATTATCATTTTTTACAAAATGTAAAGTTATTATTAGAAACTTGTGGTGTTAATCCTAAAATAAAATTATCTCAAATACGGGATAAATCGTATTTACCAGATGGAAAGGGAGGGCATAAATACTATGATGTCAAACCTTGTTATAGATTATTAATAACATCATGTGAATTATATGATTTAACACAACTTGGGTTTTCTCCAAAAAGATTACAAATAATCGGTAATAAACCATCAAGAGATGCTGAAAAGTTTATTAAAATATTAAAAGTTGAAAATACTAACAGAATTGATGATACGTATTGTTTTACAGAACCAAAAAGACACATGGGTATATTTAATGGAATTATTACAGGTCAATGCACCGAAATCATAGAATACTCTGATGATAAAGAAACTGCTGTCTGTAATTTAGCATCTATTGGACTACCATCTTTTGTTGATCCAACTAATAAATCATTTGATTATGATATGCTTCACGAAATTACAAAAGTAGTAACTAACAACTTGAATCGTGTTATTGATATTAACTTTTATCCGACTGAAAAAACAAAGATAAGTAATATGAGACATAGACCAATTGGTATTGGAGTTCAAGGATTAGCCGATACTTTTATTCTTATGGATATTCCTTTTCATTCTGAACAAGCGAAAAAAATTAATGAACAAATATTTGAAACTATTTATCACGCAGCTTTAGAAAAAAGTAATGAAATTTCTTTAGAACACGGTAACAAAGTAAAACAATTGATGAATGGTCCTAGGAATCAATTGTTAGATTTTGTTGATGTAACCGAATATGATACGTTAAAACGCACAAATGAAGACTTATTCGGAGCATATAGTTCATTTGAAGGTTCTCCTACATCTAAAGGTATTCTTCAATTTGATCTTTGGTCTATTACTCCCTCTGATCGTTATGATTGGTCTAAACTAAAACAATCTATTATTAATTATGGTCTAAGAAATTCACTATTAGTTGCTCCTATGCCGACTGCTTCTACATCACAAATTTTAGGATTTAATGAATGTTTTGAACCATTTACTAGTAATTTATATAGTAGAAGAACTTTGGCTGGGGAATTTGTGGTTGTTAATAAATATTTAATGAAAGAATTGATTGAACTTGGTGTATGGAATGAAACAACCAAAAATAATATTATTGCAAATAAAGGTTCGGTTCAACAACTAACAGGTTTACCTGAACATATTCGTAACAAATATAAGATAGTTTGGGAAATTCCAATGAAACATTTAATCGATATGGCAGCAGACAGAGGTGCATTTATTTGTCAAAGTCAAAGTCTAAATTTATGGATGGAGGAACCAAACTATGGTAAACTAACGTCTATGCATTTTTATGCTTGGGAAAAGGGTTTAAAATCTGGTATTTATTATTTGAGACGAAAGGCTAAACATCAGGCTCAACAGTTTACAATTGAGCCAGATGCTAAAGAAAATATAATAGAAGATATTTGTGAAATGTGTTCTGCTTAGAATTTATTTTTTAGATTTCTAGATTTTTTAGATTTTTTAGTTTTCTTAGATTTCTTAGTTTTCTTAGATTTCTTAGATTTTTTATTATGACGTTTTTTTTTGCCGGCAGACATTGGTTCAACTTTTTGTGAATCTCCAGGACATTGATATCCTTCAGGAGAAAATTGTTTAATATAATCAGTTATAACCGAATTTTTTCCACATACATCAATAGAATATTTATAACTACAAAAAACTCTTAAACATACAACTACATCAACTAAAGCATCGTGTAATGACTCTCCAGATGGTTCATAACCAAAAAAATGTTTATATGCTTCTAATAATTTGGGACTTTTAATTTTATACCAAAATTTAGGTTCGCCAGTTTCCTTATCAATATAGTTTTGCTTATATTTCAAGTTACAAATTGGTGTAGTTTGGACCATAGTGCATTCAAAATTTGCGTCATCCATCATATCTTTAATTTGTGGTAAATTATCATCTGCTGATAGACGTAACAATTCAGCAACTACCATTTTTCTATCAAATTTCACATTATGTCCTACAACAACATCAACTTGTTTAACATCATCTAAAAACTCATTTAGGGCATCTTGAACTGTTGCTTTATTTTCAGGAGGAACGCTAGCAATTTTTTCTCTAGTAATATGGTGAATGGCCTTACTACCTTCAGAAATAACTATATTATCTGGTATATCTATGTATTTATTGAATATTTTAGCGCTGTCAGGATTTTCAGTATCATATAAAATATAACTTAATTGAATAATAGAGGGCCATTCAGGTAACATTTTTTCCCACGAAGATACTACATCCTGAGGTTTTAATAAGCTAGCATCAAACTTCTGTCTTTCATCCCAAGTTGATCCATACATATTAGGAGGTAACCCAGTTGTTTCAGTATCAAAAACAAGTATTTTTACCATTTATATAATAAGATAAAAAATTATTATTTATACTGTTTGTTACTTTTATTACTACTTTTATTCTTTCTACTTTTATTCTTTTTACTTTTATTCTTTCTACTTTTATTCTTTTTACTTTTATTCTTTCTACTTTTATTCTTTCTACTTTTATTCCTTTTTCTAATACTTTTTCTGTTTCTTCGAATACCGCCAAATTGTAATTCATCAAAAACATAATCTAACGCAATTACTTCAGGTTCAATAATATCACGTAATACAATTTGTTTTGCTTTTTCAGTTGGGATTTGACCAGCATCTCTATATTTTTTTATCATAAATTGACGATAATGGTCTTTCCTTTG